GCACCATTCGAACCCGCAGAATATATAATCCGGGTTGCGCCGGTTTTTACAGAAAAGGACTGGAGTTCATTTTCCAGCGGCATACTTTCTCCCCTTGCAAGCTGGAGCGAGCACAGTATAGCCGCCACAATAATAATGGCATTCGTTGTTCTGGTCATTGAATTGTTCCTGACTGCCCTGGTGTTGTTTTTTATTTCGAGCCACAATCATGACTCGTTAAATTTGCAGATATAAGATAACCATTGCCTGCTTTTAATTAGAGACTAATCTTCTTCATCAGGTAATGGCGTCAAAAGCAGATGCCGGATTTCTCCTGCACTCATATCCACTTTTACTGTTGTGAAAAGTGGCGCGACATAGTCATCGCTGTGGCCCTGCTTTTCAAGAAACTCCAGTGCCTCTTCCTGAGACGTAAAGAGTCTGTCGTCTTTGCCAGTCGGGCGTTTGACGACCCAGGCTGCGGGTGCAGTAATGAGGCACAGTTTTGCGATGATATAAACCAGTTGCTGCAGTGGCTCGGTAGAAGAATGGTATAAAAAGGTGTCGATATAGCTTAACAGTCTTGTGTTCATAGGTGGCGTCTTCTTAATTAATGTTACACTCAGGGAGCGCGCGGAGTTTTAATTTTATGTATATATTTATTCGCCTTCTGTAAAGAAACTAACACTCACTTTCATATCAGTGAAGTCAGAAAAGTGAATATAATATTCATAATGATGAGGGTACCTCTGGATAATCACTGCTGGGTTAATCCCTGATATAAGACCATCCATTACGTAATGCACTCATACAACACTGACTGCGGTGTTCTGCCCACTGGGCATTCATCGGTCTTAAGGCCAGCTTCATTGCCCGCAGCCAGAGTTTTCCCGCCTGATCAAACTTTTCGCAGCGTTCGGCAAATGCAGCCGCCTCGGCGACGGCGTAATAACGCTGGTTGCGGTCAGTCTTTCTCTGATTCATCGATAACTCCTGAATTAACGGGGTTCAGATGGCATTTATTCTCTGGCTTCTTCAATCTCGGCTTTCCTGACCAGAAACACATCTGTGGCTTTATCCAGCAGCAATGGCACAGGTTTAAGTACCTTTGATGCGTAGGCGTAGCAGCGGGCGAGTGCGCTGACCGACTGACTTTTCATGGCTGCCTCACAAAAATCAGCGAGAAGTTCTTCTGAAGAACGTTCCCTGTCCTCAGCGCGTTCCTGTTCTTTACCCGGACAGTGTTTAGGCGAGGGCGGGGGTGCGCTCGCCGGCTGGTCAGGCGATCTGACCGGGCTGGCTGGTGGCGCTGCAGGCACGGGCGTTTCTGCTTTAATCTCTTCAGTTCGCAGGTCCGGGACAGAATGGTTTTGCAGCGCAATACCGTTATCTCGGCTGACTGACTGATTGATGAACGCATTCAAATCTTCACGAGCTGGCGGTGTCACGTCGCGTTCTGCAGGAGATAAGGTTTCCAGTTCATCCGGTGTGTACACCCCCAGAATGACGTCCGGGCAGTGCAGACGGGCCCAGCGTTTAACAGCGAGATAAGCCAGCTGCTGACGCGGATCGCTCGCCCAGAGTGTTGAGTTCCGCACCTGTGCCTGTGAGAGCAGCAGTTCCAGCACCCGCGGCTCCTGCTCGTTCTTCATTGTTGCCCACACCCGAACACCGCATCCGGATTCATCCTGCAGTGTCCAGTCCGGTGCGATGTATTTATTGCCTTTGGATGAGGTTTTCTCGGTGAATCTGCCGATAACATTTTCCCATGGCCCAAACCATTCGTAATGGAGCCGATCCCGTGCAGGGGCCATGGTGTTGATCACTGCATTCACCAGCTGTGCCTCGTATCCCAGAACACCGTTGACGGTGAAGGTTTTTTGGGCGACGGCAAACGGATTCATACGCCACTGCAGGGCCTGCATGGTCACAGCCAGACAGTCTGCGGCTTTGCCCGCGAGATGCGCCGGGACAGTGACTCTGCTGCTGGCCATGATTTCTGCAAAGCGCACCAGTTTATCCAGGGCATCGGGGCTGAAAATAGTGGCAGTTGTGTCAGTGCTGTCGGGCGCAGAGATCATCGGTTGATTTTGCATAACGCCTACTCCTGTTAATGTGCCCATGCGGGGCGCTGAATTATTTCTATGCCGCCCCAGTTATTGCCGAGGCGACAGGAATGGAATGTGCACAGGTCCCGACGGAAAAGGGCGGATCCCGCGCTCATGTCATTGTCGTGCAGCTCAAACACACGAACCGGATAACGGCCACAGTCGATCGCTTCACTGACCGCAATAAAAACGAACTGCGGATATGTGCCAGTGCAGTGATAAAAGCCCTCGCAGTACATGGCTGCCTGAACGTGGTACCGGAACGCTTCGATGTGGCGGGCAAAGCGCGACATATCACTCACCTTTTTCACGTCGACGATGAGAGGGCGATTCGTCAGATATTTATCTGGCCGGATGCGACAGAGTTCTTCTGTCTCTGCATCTGACCAGTAGAGGGAGGATTCGCAGTGGCCGTCAGCTTCAAGAAAAAAGCGTGCGGCGTGATGCGCCATTACGCTCTCTCTCATGAGCTGAAGTTTCCGGCCCTGTTCTGCATCCATGACCGTCATGTTCCGGATGCGTGTCTCATTCAGAAATGCTGCTTCGTCTGCTTTACCCTGAGAGGTGCGCCGGTTAAAAGAAGGAGCCACAATAAAGCGCTTATCAAACTGTTCAGGCTCAAGCAGCATGCAGTGCAGCGCGCTTCCCATATCCAGTGCGGCTGTTTTATCCGTATCCACAGGCGCATGTTTGCGCCAGAGGTAAATGGCCGGGTTAACCGCAATGTCATCGAGCTGCGATTTACTGACGCCGGGACCGGCGTGATAGGCCTCATTGCTGAGGCCTTCATAGATACCCGGTTTCATCATGCTGGTTCCTCCCAGCCAAGCAGCACCTGAAGGTCGTAATTTCGGGCCGCCTGCAGGTAGGCCAGATTCGTGATAAAGCTGATGTATTCCTCAGCGGCTTCAGGATGGGCACAGCACTTCATCGCATCAGGATGCAGGTTCCAGTGACGGAACAGGTGTAGGTGGTCAGGAAAACAGGACAGCAGGCGCTGGGCTTCGTCATCGATCCACTGTTCTTTCCTGATTGCGTCCTGCTCCTGGGCATCCAGGTGGTCTTTGTGACGTTCCAGCAAAGCATACGGTGTGATCATGGCTTCCCCTCCTGAAGAAGGATGCCGACAAAACGGTCAAACACCACCTGCATCACGGGCAAAGGTGGCTGGGGTGGCAATGCCGGGGAGGTGGGCGATGAAAAGCTGGCACCATTGACAATGTTTTCAGGCGCAAACTCGATATCGCGGATGGCATTAAAGGGGCGAGCAAAAGCAGCATCGCCCCTGATGTCTGGTTGCATCATGGGAAATGGTCCTTTGAATAGTCAGTTAACCTGTTCCGGTTCTGATAAGCCCGGCAGTATGATGAGGGGCAGGGATGACGTGTTTACTCAGGTGTCAGTAAGACCGGGCACGACGTCATCAGACCTGGTTTACTCTTCTTCTTCACGACGGGCCTCGCGGGTGGCTGCAAGGATTTGTGCCGGGTCTCCTGCTATGCGCGTATGAATAACAAACGTACCAGTGTGGGTCACCCGGGCATCCGGTGCGGCCATGAGAGCCGCCCTGACAACACGTTCATGGATAAATGCCCGAAGAACGCAGGATTTGATATGGAGCGTGCCCTCTGTTGAGGTCGCGATGTACTGAATTTTCATCTTTTAATCTCCTTTAAGTGAAAATAACCGTTTAACTTCGGGGTTGGTGACCCGCCTGATCTGGCTGTTATCCCGGACCTGGTTTCTCCCGGATGCCGCCCGCTCTGATCGGAGCGAAGCTTCGGGTCTCCGCATTTGCGAGCCAGCGTTTATGGACAGCAGGGCGATGCTGTGACTCTTGAGCGTCCATGACCGATTTTCTCTGTTTTGCCCCGTGCCGGTCATTACGGCTGAAACATCGGGACTAAATCTGATTGTCGTAATCCGCATGACTGAGTAATTCCCAGTTCTGTCCATTGTCTTTCGATAACAGTCTCCACTGCGGCGTAACCCTTAACGTAAGATACTGACCCCGATAGGTTCGCCTCGCCCGGATTTGCCCGGTACGCCATAAGCGCATAATGCGCTCAGCACGCCTTATTATCCGGACGGGGGCATGTGGCTTGGACATCACCGTTACCTCATTTCAGCGGCACAGGCAGCGGCAAGCTTCTGCACATACGTCCAGGCGATGCCTTCACTGAAACAGACAAAACGGCGGCTTCGGTTTAAAGAACTGGCGGTGAAGATGAACCTGCCGTTCCGGATATGAATAATCATGCTTTGTCTCCGTTGAGATATAAAAAAACCGCCCTGGCGGACGGTTTACTCTGACGTATTCAGGCAGGCAGTTACGGCTGTTTGTTGTCTTCCGAGGCAGAAGAAGCGCAGCTGCATGCTGGTCGTAAATCAGGGTGTGTGGCGAAAATGGTTGTGAGAGTTGACTGAAGCAATTCATCCAGTGATCCCATCACACCCTTACGGTATGCGTCTGCTTCGTCCATACTGACTTTTCCGTCTTTCTCACTGGCATCAACCATCCTTACCGATGCCACCAGCTTGTTTGCCACTTCCAGCAGTGTTTCAGTGACTTTTTCTGCAGTTTCACGATGTTGCATAATGACCTCCGGGTCAGGTAATGCCCTTGCGGGCGGGGTTTACGAATGCCATCTCAGCGTTCATGGATGCCATCTTCATCAATAATGATGAGGCGCGTATTTTTGATGAAATCGCTCATGTTCACGCCTACATCGTGCCAGTGAGCCAGTGCCATCAGGACGTCACGACGGGACTGACAGTGACAGGCATTTACATACGCCTGTACATGAGCAAGGGCGAGGCGGCGCATTTCTTTTGGATTCAGGACGCATGAAGGTTTTTCTTTATGCATGGTGTTCTCCGGTTCCGGACGTAAAAAAACCGCCATAATGGCGGTCATGTGGACAGGTAAGAGAGCGATCACGACGGGCCGTTCCTGTCTGTCTCTGAAACGTCGCTACAGCAACATCCAGGCAGTAAGTCAGGGTGCTCAGTCATGATGGGATCCAGGATTCCGGTGAAGAGCACGTCGAGAACAACCTGGACTTTATGCATATGTGTCGCAGCCTGCTCTTCCGTGACTTTGCCTTCCTGCTGGTACTCAAACATCTGATCAGCAGAAACACTCAGTTCACGGGACAGCAACAATACAGTCTGGCTGATACGCACGGCAGCTTCGCGATATAACATCGTTACTCCTTAAGTGGATTTGCCATTCAGGCATTACGGAAAGGGTGATTGAGCCAGAGAGGCTTTGATGCCCGGCCGGACGTAACATATCCGGGGCAAAAAAAATCCCGCACGAGGCGGGAAAGTCATTCAGGCACTTGGTCAGACAGATCACACTCATAATTATACAATCAGGATGCCACTACTTTCGGTACTTCAGGCTGTCAGGCATTCGCTGACAGTGAAGTTATAGAGGTATTCCGTTTCATAATTCTGAATGAATGGAAAAACCCTTCGCACTGACACCTCGTTTAAATTGCGAAAAGGGTTTGAGATAAGCTGTCAATGTCGTGATGAGTCAGAGTAAGCAGGGTGATTTATTTTTGTAGGGCTTACTCTTCCCGAAACAGAGACGCCTGGCGTCGCGTATCAGGATTAACTCATAGCGTGATGCTGCGCTATGATGCTTTTTTATATGAACTCCAGGTGCTCTGGGATCAAAGTTGATTCCACAGACCGGGCACAGAACGCTGTGCTTTTTCATACTAACCTCCATCAACAAAGGAAATGACACTGGGCAGAGCCATCTCATTTGTTGAGAGGAAGGTGGGTTTTGCCACTTCGGGATCTCGCGCTTCTGCACTCCTCCCGCCCGACAGTATGCTGTGCCGTTCAGCTAATAACTCAATAATGAACTATAAGTACTATTTTGGTCAACACCAAAAGTACAGAAAATTAGTACTTTTCCGGGGTTTTGATTCATCTCATTGTTTTTGTTAATTTTAAGTGTGCGGTATCACACTGAGGCTTTGGGCGGGATCGGGGGAAACAAAGCTCATTCGGCACTCTATCACCACACCAATAAACTTGCAGGAATCATCAATTTCCACAGGTTTATAATTAGTATTCAATGGCTTGAGATACTTTCTGTTGATACCCTCATCAACAATGTACTGTTTAAAAGTCACTTCTTTTGCAGAAGCAAGTTTAGCAACGACTAATTGGCCATTTTCTGGAATGCGACCTGTGTCTATAAGAATCATGCTGTTCTCGGGGACACATGGGCCCGCGGGGCTCGTCATTGAGTCGTCTTTAACGACTAGCCAGAATGCCGGGGCATCTCCCAGTACAGCGCCGGAATAGAAATAACTGAATCTGTCCAAACCTTTCTCAAAAAACTGCGTGACATTAATAACCTCATCCCAGCCCATTAACGGAAAGCTACCGCGAAACAGGGCATGAGCTAACCTTTCTTCACCAGCATTAGCCTCATCTCCATGTTGCAGCCACAGTGGGTCTACGTTCAGAGCTTTAGCGATGTTTTTCATCATCGCAGCCCGGGGAAGTGACTCACCAGTCAGCCATTTACTGACAGCCTTCGATGTTACCCCCATACGCTGAGCAAGCATTACCCCCCGACCATGTGGCGGGTATTTGGCGTTGTTGAGCGCTTCAGTAAGCCGCGCTGCAAACTGCTGACGGATCGTTTCTGTTTGAACCATGGGTACAATGTTAACTGACTTGATAAAACTGTCAGTTCAAATTAAAGTGAACTGAAAGTACTATTGAGGGGGTTTTCATGTCATTCATTAACCTTGCAATTAAGTCTGTGGGAGTTGCTGAAGTTGCGAAAGCGTGTGGAATCAGTCCAAGAGCGGTCTACAAGTGGCTCAACAAGGGTTCACTTCCTAAAACAGAGTTTTATGGGGGAACTCAATATGCAATGACTATTGAGAAGTTATCTCAGGGGCAGTTC